AAATTATCCTCAATAGGATTGATACTTACCGTGACCTTTTTCGATGAGCAATTCACCGAGATCACCACCACCATTCACAAAAATTTCTCCAATGTACCTTCCGTACTTTCCCTTTTCCTTGCCTGTCTTGACAATGCAAGTAGATCCTACGGGTAGAAGATTTTCAACAAACTCCTTTGCGACGAGACCTTTCTCTCGCTCTTCCCCACGGACCTCCCATGCGTTGACATGTGCAAGGCGGATTCTCTCGTTACGAAAGATACCGAAACCACAGTCGATTGCAAGATCAATCGTATCCGCATCGACTACACGTTTCACTTTTGCATAAAAACAGTAATTAGGCTTGTCCATTGTCCCTCTCAGAATTATCCTGTTCAATTTCCTCAATCCATTCCTCCGCCCATTGCTTCCACTCTTCTAGAATCTCTTCCTCGCTTTGGGCGCGGGGACGCTTTTATTTGGATTGTGCATGCTTATCTCCTAGATTTTCCAATCCGTGAATTTGTCATCATTGAACTTCTTATCCACTGTGAAGTCCTGATCAAAGTTTTTACCATTGTAACCGGAACCAGTCCCAACCAACCCGACTTGGGCTGAGTCTTCCAGATCGAAGAACTTCATCTTCGCTCGATTGACCCCGACCACAAACTTACGATTTGATGCTAGATCATTGTATCTGTTTTTTAGTTGTTTCACAAGAACCTGACCAAGTTCATCCAATTCCTCTGTAGCGATCAAAGCAAACATAAAGTCAGCAGTTGCAGGCAAACCAAATGACTCCGATGTATCCTCAAGACCAATGTCTGTAGAGGTAAATCCAGTTCTGTTGACCTGTGTTGCAGACCAAAGCGGAACATTTCTCTCGACCGCAAGACCTCTTAGTTCCTCTGCGATAGCCTTGATATAGGTGTACGAGTTGATGGATGATCCCATTTTCATTCTCGATGAAGCACAGATATTTAGATAATCGACGAAGATGATATCGGGAACAAACTTTCTTTTGAGTTTGAGTTCGTCTAGAAGATTCCGAAAGTGCGTCACATTTGCAACGGCAGTCGGATACTCCTTGACAATCAGTTTGCTCTTGATGTCTTTTTGTAGCCTGTCGATCTTTTTCTTATAAACTTTCTTAGGTAGATCTTTCAGATCATCTAGCGTAATGTCCATAAGGTTTGCATCGATTCGTTCTGCGATGCGTTCCTCTGCCATCTCACAAGTGATGTATAGGACATTGTTTCCCTGCGACAAACAGTTCGCAGCATGGTGACACATGAACATGGACTTACCCACACCTGTACCAGCCATGATAATGTTCAGAGTTTTGTTCGGCGTACCACCGTTCGTAATTGTATTGAAGTGAGACAGGTCGAACGGAACCCTTGTCTCAACCTTGTGGTAAAAATCAAATCGCTCATCGGAGTCCTCGATGTAATCGTGACCCACACTGTTGTCAAAAGACACTGCGATTGCTTCCTGTAGAATTTCAGGCATCGCATGTTCAGTCTTATCTTTAGAGTGACCACCAAGAATCTGAATACACTCTCCGATAGAGTTTTCGATTGCTTTCTTTCGACAGAACCATTCGGTCTTGTCGAGCAACCACTGTGTATCGTTCTGCTCGGAATCCTCAGAGATTCTCTTTAGAGTTTCTCCGATTTCTGTCACCTCATCTTGAGTGATATTCAGTTTCTCAGTGTCAATCACAATCGATTCGTGAGTAGGTGCCGTGTTATACTTTGCGTAGAACTCCACCGCATTATTGAAAATGATCTTGTCGGTCTTTTCAGAAAAGTACTCGTCCTTCATGAACGGAAGAACTTTCCTCGCATACTCTTCATTGTGAATCAGACTCTTTAGAATCGTTTCCTCTAGTCTCATTCAAAAAATCCTTACCTTGCTGCATCTGATTTTCGATGACATCTACGAGAATGTCACCAAGAATCATTGTAAACGATTCCCCACTGGTGTCAACCATATTTGGGTTTTCTACGACATCAAAAGTAAACTCAAATCTAGCCTGCTCTGCCTCTTCATGGACACGAACATTATTGTAAGCGAAAACAATTCCCTCATAATCGCCTGACAGTATTCTAAGATGTTGTGTTTCCCCTGATGTACTTGCGAAAGTGTAGCGGACTACATCACTCGGGGTCAACGGCAAGAGTGGGGGGTTCTTCTTCCACCACATCAGTGCCGTACCTAAATTCTTTAGCGACTGCAACATCAAGTTTCTCCATTACATCATCGGTGAAATACTTTTCCGGATCTTTGTAGATTGACTTTTCGTAAACCTTCGTCCCATCCGGCATCTCAATGCGAGTGGAAACCTTCTTGAAGATCTCATGCTTCAATGCGATGTCCACTAGCCCGTAGTAGGGATTCAATCCCTTCTCATAATCAAGCATGACATCGATCATGGAGTTTTCTTTAGTAAGCCTACTCTTGAACAACTTACAGTGGATCACATTACCGATGACATCGGTTCCTTCCTTGACCTTTCTCTTCGAGAGATAGACAATGGTGGAGGCGGCATACTTGAGACCAGAACCACCACCCATTTCTTTCTGTGGGAACATCGAACCAATCACATCATAAGTGTGGTTCGTCATGATCATCGGAATCCCCGCTTGACCCAACTTGAGAGTGAGAACACGGAATGTAGACTTGATCACTTGGGCGCGAGTCATGTCCTTTGTCAACTTACCGTCAGCGGTATCCGACATTTCTTTCTCAGTGGAAAGCATACCGAGTGAGTCAAGCACCATAAGTACTGGTCTCTTTTCAGATGCATCTTGCTCCTGATAAGAATCTACAATGGTAATCGCCTGCTTTCGGAACTCTTCAACAGTAGCGACAGGGAAAATACCAACTCTACTCGAATCGATCCCACGCTCCTCAAACATTTCACGACTGACTGCGGACTCTGTATCAAAGTACAGAACTAGTGCATCGGGGTGATCATCAAGAAACTTTTTACAGACACCAAGTGCAAAGAAGGTCTTACCCGTAGCAGATTCACCTGCTATGGCAGTAATCTTATTAGCAGGTATCCCACCACGAATAGAGCCGCTAAGTAGGGCATTGAAAGCAAAAGATCCAGTGTCAACCCACCCAGAAACATCAGACCCAACGATACCATCTCCCGCAATCGACGCATATTCATTTCCTGTCTCTTTGATAATACTCTTTAGAAAATCACTCATTTGTTTTTATCCTTTTTCCATCTACGAATCCAATACATTGCACCCATTATATTACCTGCAACCAGAAATACAAGAAGGTATTTCAGGAAAATAAACTCTAACGACATGTGGTCGGGTAGGTTCATTATGTAAGTTTGAGACCCGGAGTAATTAGTTCTTTCTCTGGCGGTGCAACGATGCCTGTGATTGACTGTTCAAATTGTTCCCTAACTTGCTTGATTGCTTTTGCAACCGCAATGACGTTGCGTTCGGGAAGCGTTAGAGTTTTATTTTCAAACTCCGCCATAGGCATATAGGGAAGCATCGCCATGCTTTGATTACCTTGCGGAATCAGAATGGTAGGATGCTTCATAATATATGTGGTTCCCTCTGGACTCTCATCGATCTCAAGATCGCAAAGAATCTCTTCGCCTGTAATAATTTTTACTAGTTGTACGTTCATCCGAATAAACTCTCCAATGTGTTGATTCTCTCAGTATGCCAGTTGATGGTATCGAGAATATTACTGAGCGGTTCCAAATATGCCTTCTCGAATTGCATGTCATAGTTTACAAATCTATCTAGTTCAAATTCCTTCGGAAAGCCTGAGGAAAATGAAATCACTCTTTCTCCGAATAGGTTTGGGACTTTGAGGTAGACAAACTTGATTTTGTCACCCTCACGAATCGAAGTATACTTCTTGTCGAGTCCCATGTCCTTTAGTTTTCGATTGAACACTAGAGAACCCTTGACTGCGATAGGAGTGGACTTCTTGTAGATGTGCGTGGGACAGTGATACTTCTTGAGACCCTTGACACCCCGAGGGAAAGCGATGTCTTCAATAGGAAGTGACTTGAACTCTTTGCGGAACTTGTCGATGTATTCGATGACAGTATCATTATCTGTCTGCAAGATTAGTGCAATGGTTTCCTTGAGTGCATCACGAACCACCTGCGGAGTCGATGATCGAGTTGTTTCGATACCCATGATCTTCAACTTAGGCTCTGCGTAGCGGACACCCTCGGAATCATGCACGTTGAGCATGTATCTTTTCTTCGCAGTCCATACACCTTTGTCTGCGATGACTTCTCGACCCATGATCATCTTGTTTGCAAACGCATTCATCTTTACGGCAAGTAGGTTGTATGCCTTTTCGATGTACGGTTCAATTATTTGCTCGCACGCTTTGTCGAGGAAGTCAACCACCTCCGACTTGGACTTACCCCCACATACTTTGTCCACAAGATTCCCAAGGCGAAGATAGACACTATCTGTATCGGAAGCAACCACATAATCATAATCCTCTGTTTCTACTGTTTTGTTCAAATAGGCATTTAGGTGATCAGCGATCCATCGAATCGAAAGTTGACCGGAGGTCGTGATCGCTTCCGCCATCTGAACGTCAAAGTAGCGGAAGTATTGATTACCAATCGCACCATAAGCGGAGTTGAGTTGAATCTTGCGAACCATCTGAAAGTTGTTGTACTTCGCAATCTCGTTACCCATGTCCTCGCCTGCTTGTTGACGCTTTTGACACTCAATCATTTTCTTCTTGTACATCTTTCGCTCTTGGTACAGTTTGTCCATGAGCGATGGAAGGAATCCCTGATACTCCTTCGTGTAACATGTTCCGTTTGCTGCGACGGAGTATCCTTGCTGTGTTCGCTTGGTAAGTTCTTGATCACATTTTTGCGGTCCCTTCATGTGATGAGCAGACCCAAGAAGAATGTTGTTTGCAGTAATACAGTGAGGGTTACCCGGAACCACAGGAATATCAACCTTTGTTTCGGGACTGATGTTGTATTGCATGATTAGGTGTGGGTACAGACTGTTCAAGTCGAAAGAGGCAATCCAATCGTGGATACCTGCAATCGGTTCTTTGACATACGCACCTTCATACTGATACTGCTTCTCTTGATTCTTCTTCGGGGGAATCATGATGTTGTGATCCCGAAGATAGTGATAGATGATACAGTCCCAAGTTCGGACTTGGGAGAATACATCATTGAAGTTTACTTTCGCAGAATAGGCAAGAGCAAATGACAGTTCTAGAAGTTTCATCTTCTCTTCGAGTCGATACACCAGATCAGTGTCTTTGACATTGTACTCGACAAACTTCTGAAAGTCTTTCTTGTAAAACTCAGACATACTATCAAACTCTTCGTAAGATAGTTTACGTTCACCGAGTTCCACAAAAGCGATATGATCAAGACGATAAGACTCTTGGTTCACAAATGTAAACTTCTTGTAGAGATCATAGTAATCGAGGGTAGCAACACCCTGAATCTCGTAGGTTAGTTGATCGCCGTTCATCGTTCCGATATTCTTTTCTCGAATCCGTTTCCACGGAGAGAGAAGATTAGCGGCACTTGATCCGAGAAGTTTGTCGATACGAGAGACCAAGTATGGGATATCAAAAAACTTGACGTTCCAACCAGTCACAACGTCAGGATCAATCTCTCTCCACTTGGTAATGAATCCATCGAGCAGTTGTTCCTCTTCATCGTATGCGAAACACTCGATGTTCTCGTCATCAATATGAAACTCACCGAGACCGAACACCCACCGACGATCACCAACCCGCATGGTGATCGCATTTACTTGCTCCTCGGGATTTCTTACATCAGGAAAACCTAGTTCACAGGTGGTTTCGATATCGATAAATGCAATGACTACTTTGTTTAGATCATAGTCGATGTCACCGGCGTAAGAGTCGCCGATAAACTGATACACATAGTCGATGTTACCAAATATCTCAAAGTTTGGGACACCGTTGTATCTTTTGATAAAGTCTCTCGCATCACCCATTCCTCCGAATGATACTTCCTCTAGATACTGACCCTCTAGAGATCGAAACTTTGTCTTAGTTTTTGCAGGGACGTAGAAACGGGGAGAAAACGATTCCCTATATGAGAACCGCTCCCCGTTTTCGTCCACTCCGCGATGTAGAATGGTGTCTCCGTATGGGATGACACTCGTATAGAATTTACCCATTCAAAATCTTCTTTACCTTTGACCAGTACTTCTTTGTGCATTCTTTCTTGTAACCGTTAGGACCACCATTGTGAATTCGTGCGATATCCTCTTGAGTTACTTCACGACCCAACCGACGCTCGGTTGCATACCGAGCCATGTAGAAACGCACAGTTCGATCAGCATACCCACGATTGTAACAATCCAGATATGTCCCATCAAGATCAGAAAATTCTTTCGCATCCAACCAGTAGCACTTTTGGATTTGGTAGCAGCCGATAGAATCTCCACCATCACCCACAGCATTAGGGTCATCGTTAGACTCAACAATACGAATTGCGGCAAGGACATCAGTCATCTCCTTTTCTGTAATTGCATGTGCGGTTGTAGTGAGAAGAGAAAGGGCGATAAGTGTATTACGAATCATTGTTTTCCTTCGAGGTGACGTATCCGCTAAACAGAATCATGTAATTGATGATGTCAAGAACAGCATCATGCCATGACTCTCCCTTGACCTTGAGTTCGCCCGCAGAGGTAAACGTCGAAAGTCGAGACACCTTGTCAACAACTCGAACAAGGAAACCCTGCTCTACAGAACAAACACCCATCGACTCACACCGTTCAAAGTTTGCAAAAGGCTGTTCTCCACCTTTACCAGCGTAATCATGATTTTTTTGTTTCATGATTTCAATCGCTTGCTG